TCACTGGTGTACAGGGGTGTTGTCTTGCTCAAGTAGTCCATCGTGTTCTCCTATCTGTCGGACGATCCGACATATCTATTGTTTGTAGTGTTCAGACAATTCGTGGTAGTCAATCTCGCCCAGCGCACAGTTGAGTAGGTCAGTGAGTAGGCCAGAGTTACCCTCAACCAACTCACCACCCAGTGCATCACACACCAACGTCTCAATGTAGTCAGGGGTAGGGTCAACCCCACTCTCCTCCACGATGTCATTAATCATGTCACCCAGCCACACGTTGACCAGCCATGTCTCTTTGTTCTTCCAGCCATTCATCATAATCTCCTATCTGTCGGACAGTCCGACATATCCTTGGTTGATTGCCTTAGCATTACACCCTAAGCCTAGCCTAAGGTGCAATACTCTGTCAACCAAACAGCATATCATCCTCTGACGGGTCATCCTCGTGATCCCACCCGTCATAGTCATCATCCAGCGTGAGGGAATCCGCTAAAGAATCCCACTCCTCGTCAGTGATCCCCGTCATCAGGAACTCACGCTCACTGTCAGACAGGTGGGGTAGGGCATCTTGGATCAGGTCAGCACCCATCAGCCAGTCATCATACTGGTCTTGGGTCATGCTGATGTCCTTGGTGTGGATCACACCAGTCATCTCAGATTTCATTGTGATCAGCATCTTAGCAACCCTTTCCGTTGAAAAATACGTGGTTGAACAGGTCATCAAGGGACTCGTCATCCTTGAGGTAGCGGCGGGCCATCTCACCCATCTCAAAGGTGCGCTTGAAGCGGGACTCGTCAGCCTTGACGGGAGTGGTGCAGGTCACACGCACATCCATAGGCCCCTCATTATACAACTGCACACTCAGGTGCTGCATGATGCCATTGCATTCACGCTCCCACTCAAGGTACACAAACGACATCCACACCTTTGCCATAACTACATTCCACATATCATTCCTCCTGTTGGTTCGACCTGTCGGATCGTCCGACATATCTGGTCTGGTTTCGCTTTAGTCCAATGACATTGGCATGATCTGCCCCGTCTGTCAAGGTTTTGGGACTCGTCACTGGGCCACGCGCGGACATACACATCTGCATATGCCACACGCTACGCCACCACTTGTCAGCGCGCTGCGCCATACGATCACGCCTGTGCATCATGTCATTAACGCATAGGCAAGGGTGAGGCACAAGCCATATGCCGCTAGGGCAAGCATCCAGTATCGCATATCGTTCTCCAATCTATCCCCTAAAGGGGATGCTATCTGTCGGATCGTCCGACATATCCTAGTGCTTTGCACTAACGACAAAAACCCCCGTAGGGGTTAATGCAGTGCTATGATGTGGGTGAGGTAGTGGGGGGCTTACGCCCCCTTCCGCAGTTCTGCCAGAGCCTTGGCAAACACAGTCATGTTGAACTTATTATCTACGATAATCTGCATCACCATAGCGGCCAATTCAGCCTCGTTCTGTACAGCCAAAGGCTTTGCCTTAGGGGCTGCATCACCTTCGGTTTCCCCTTTAGGGGATACGGCCTGATCCTCTTTCCGCTTTCCAGCCCCATTGGAACCTTTGCCTTCGGCAGCTTTGAGACGCTTACGGATTGCCGATACTCCAAGAGTATCCAATGCACCGCTTTTGTTCATTTGCTGGACTTTAGTCCAGTTTGCGGCGAGGAACATGGCATCAGAACGATCCTGACGTGACATCTGACCAATGTCAGAACCTTCAAGATATTTGCCAAAGGCAACTTTGTTGTCGCCAAAGAGGCTTTGCAATCCTAGGAGGATTTCCCCGATTTCCTTGTAGTGGCCCAACTGCTTCTCTTGAAGCAGCCACATGGCATCATAGACGGCAACGGCATGCTTGACCGCTGCATCGAGGGTGAATTTTTTCTTGCCGACCATAACGACAGAATCCGAAGCGATAACTACGTTAGCAATGTTAGCCATGATTTTTCTCCGTTTCCCCTTTGGGGTGTTTCAAGTGATTTGCCGACTTGGCCTATTAACAAAACCTCAAAACGAAACCGCTGTCAAGCCCTATTTTACCGAAGGTAGTGGGCCAAAAGGCTGACCTGTCGGACGATCCGACATATCCTCCCTAAAGGGAGAGGGGACGAAAAGGGGAGCTGTGAGACGGCAATCTTTTGGCGAGCATAATGCGCAAGGAAAAGCGAACATGATGATGCTGGCATGATGATGACATGATGATGGCATGATGACGTTCATGCTTTCGCTGCATTGCGGCATGATGTGGGAAACCCCACCAAAAACTCCCCTACCTTCGGTAAAGCATAAAGATTCATTCTGTATTTTGTTGTTGAAAATCAATGTGTTGGCATCCCGAAGACAAACATTCTGGGGCGAAGCCCTATACCTATGCCTATCCGGGCGGATCAGGGGGGCGGGCATGGGCCATACGGGGGTGTCACGTACGTATATACACACTCTGCCAGAAATTAGTAAAACCAATAAGTGTTAACCAGAAAGAAGGCACATGGTTAACAACATCATGCTCCACACATACACGGTATTCTGACACCACAGTTGTAGAAGCCCTAGGAGACACCCTACAGAGCCTCTAGATGTCTCCGCTACCCTCACCTAGAAAAACCTCTATACCCCATCCAGCGTCTCGCTCCGTGGCGCTTTTAGCTATCTTAAGGCTGTACACCAGACAGCGGGTGATTCAGCATGGTGAGAGCTTAGGTGTAGCCTGTATCTTGGATTATTCTTAAATAAATATGAAATAGGGTATTGACAAAAGGGTGAATCGCGGGTATCTTACTTAAGTATACTTAAAGAGATACATGATGAGATACACCATGAGAGACATAAGGTACTCATTATGCTACCTTAAGCTACCTAAGTGTACTTAATGCTTTCATAATGATACCTTAAGTATTACTTATATATTATATAAAAATAAGAGAAACATAAGGAAGCATAAAGTACAACATCATGTATCTCATCATGTATCTCTTTAAGTATATACTTAGGTAGGAGAAAGTGAATTTCAAGTACCTTATGCAAATTTCTTTTGTTTTGTAGTTCAATCAAGAAAAAGCTTGACTATGGACATACTTGGAGTATAACTACGGATGAAGTATTTCTCAGATGAAGACGTACTAGGTCAGTTCTACAAGGCACTTGCTGCTGGTGACGAAAAGGTTCTGCAAAGGGTTCACATCCCTCGTTCTGATGTGTTCTATGTGCGAGAAGCGATTCATCAGGATACTGGCGTTAGGTACAGTCTGGATAGAGTTGAGAGAGCAATGTACCTTGAGGGACATCTTAGGAAACGGGATGTCTTTGAACCAGATCGTAAGAGGGAATGGGAATGAGCTTTAGTCTTGGGGCAAAATCCAGAGAGAACCTTAAGGGTGTCCACGCCGATCTCATTAAGGTGGTCGAGAAGGCTATCACAACTACTACTCAAGACTTTACAGTTGGTGAAGGTGTACGTAGCCTAGAGCGTCAGAAGCGGCTGGTAGCCAGTGGTGCTTCTCGTACCATGAACTCTCGCCATCTCACTGGACATGCTGTAGACCTACACCCACATCCCTACAAAGGGGATCATGATGTTGATGGTATCCCTAACTCAGATGACTGGGATGCGTACAAGCCAATCTATGAAGCTATGAAGCAAGCTGCCAAAGATTTAGACATTGAGATGGAACATGGATGGGACTGGGGCTGGGATGCACCCCATCATCAACTATCTGCAAAGGTCTATAAGTAATGGCCGAAGAAGATACGCTTAGGCGAGTTGAGAGACTGGAAGAAGAAATTGCCAGACTCTGTGCAACCATCAATGAACTCAATCTGACTATCGCTGTTCTGAATAAGACAGTGGAGAGTATGAGTGCATCTGAGAAGCGTAGAACTGAACTTCGTGACAAGTCACTACTGTTTGTTGTTGGAGGATTTATATCTGCTGCAGTTGTCTGGGTCATCAATGGTGGACTGATCAAGTGAAGACCTACAAGAGAGAAGTTGCCGTGGCCCTTCTGATCTGGCTGGCTTATGTCGTTGAGGTGAAGGATGCTAACATTGTCGAAATACTTGTGTGGCCTATCTTTGCGTTCCTTGGTGCTGCCTTTGGTCTTGATAGTTGGGCTAAGCAGTTGCAGCAGCCTACCAATGAAGCTCCTGACGGGGGCGGGGCCAAACGTAGCAGCTAATACTCAAGTGGCTAAGGTAGCAACCCAAACGATAGGTACGTCAGAGACTAGTGGTGATCAAAAGATTGATAAGATCGAGGGTCATAGCAATAGAGTTGAGCAGATTCAAGCACAAGATAACAGGGTTAAGACTGAATCTGTTGAAAATGTTGTAATCAACGAGACTTCCCCGTGGCTTATCGTAATGTTGATGATAGCATGGGTACTACCAACACCACAATACATCGGAAGTAGGATTTATCTATGGCTGTCCCACCTCGTGTCAAAACTAAAATGGCGGAAATAGGCGTATCTGGTGTAAATAAGCCCAAAAAAACCCCTTCTCACCCCACTAAATCCCATGTTGTAATGGCTAAAGAGGGCGAAAAGTACAAAGTTGTACGTTTTGGGCAGCAGGGTGTGGTAGGTGCAGGTGATAATCCCAAGTCTGCTGCAGATAAAGCAAGAAAAAAGAGCTATTATGCTAGACATGACGCTCAAGGAAAACCTTCGACCAAGTTATCTGCAAAATACTGGTCGCATAAAGTGAAATGGTAGATAAATGACAATGCTTGGACTGATGATCCCTACTGAAGAGATTCCAACGGCTAAAGAGAATCTTGAAACAACCAAATGGCTGATGGAATACTGGTCGCTTGGGCCTGAAGTAGGCTCTGAGAAGCCCGGAGATAACGCTCCCTTCTGGTCTGAGATTGCTAAAGTCTGGAATATTGATGAGAAGCAAGCTCGTCGTCAGCTTTGTGCTAACTGTGAGTACTTTGTGGATACTCCGAAGATGCTAAAAGCTTTGGAACAGATTCCTTTCAATGAGTTTGATGCTACTGGTGGTGGCCGTGGCTACTGCAAGAAGTTTGACTTTATCTGCCACAACCTACGTGTATGCCAAGCATGGGAAAACTGTGACCCTATGGCAGAGTATGAAGAAGAAGAAGAAGACTAGTCATGGGACGTACTAACGAAGCCCTCTGGGAAAAGTCTAAAGCAAAAGCTAAGGCTAAGATGGGTGGAGAACACTCAGCCAGAGCAATGCAACTTGCAGGTAAATACTACAAGGATGCTGGTGGAAAATATACTGGTGAGAAAACCCAAGCTCAGAAGTCTATGACTAAGTGGACAAAAGAGGACTGGGGAACAAAGAGTGGTAAGCCTTCTAATAAGACTGGTGAAAGATATCTCCCGAAGAAAGCTAGAGAAGCTCTATCCGATTCTGAATATGCTGCAACTACCAAAGCAAAACGTGCAGGAACAGCAGCAGGCAAACAGTTTGTAAAGCAGCCCAAGGCTATTGCAGCCAAGACAGCTAAGTTTAGAAAGAAATCCTGATGGCTAAGAAACCTACCAAAGCACAAGCCAAGATCGCCAAGGTTATGGGCGAGTTCAAGGATAAGAAGTTACATTCTGGTGTTGACCCTAAGGGGCCAAAGAAAGCACGAGTTGTAAAGAGTCGGCAACAAGCAATCGCCATAGCTTTAAGCGAAGCTGGCAAAATCAAAGGGAAGAAATAATCATGATTAAACCTACTCCAATGCCAAAGAAGCCTGCGCCTACCTCGAAGAAGCCTACCCCTATGCCAAAAAAGCCTGTAACCCCAATCATGCTGCCTAAGACTGGAATGTCCAAGGGTATGGCATATGGTGGTATGACAGATAAGACTATGACCAAGCCTATGGGTATGGCCAAGGGCGGCATGGCTAAGAAGGGTAAGAAGTAATTATGGCAACATTTAAGGAAGCTTTCGCTGCTGCTCGTAAAGAGAAAGGTGCTGGCAAAACCTTCATGTGGCAAGGTAAGTCTTACTCTACAGACAGAGCTGATGATAAAAAGCAAGCTGCCTCAGCTACAGGGACAAAACCAAAAGCTAAACCTGCTGGACTAAACTCAGCCTCAGGTGCTGCACCTAAAGTTTCTTCTGCTGCAAAACGTCCTGCTAAAGCTGCAGAAATTTCTGGTCAGAAAGCTGCTCCAAGCTTGAGTGGTGCATCGCGTAGTGTTGCTGGTAAGGTAGCACCTAAGATGAGCATGATGGAGAAAGCTAAGGCAGATGCTAAAGCTGCTCGTGAAAAGAGTCGTGCAGCTAATAAACCAAAAGTAGCCACTGCCACTACAACTACCACAAAGCCCACTGCAAATAAGCCTTTCCAAAAACTGAGGGACATTCTCTCTGGCGGTGGATTTTCTAAGTACAAAGGGTAACTAATGGCACTTGTATCTCAGGGTAAACCATCCAGAGTGAAAAGCCAGCACGTAAGCTGCACAGTGAGTGGGACTAACTATACTCTCTATACTTGTCCTTCAAACTGTGTAGCTGAAGTGTCTATGATTCTACTCACAGGCGTTCTGGATAGCCCTAGTGTAGATGTCACTTGGGAAGATGGTGCAGTCTGTCATATCCTTGGAGGTAAGAATATTGCTGTTGGTGAATATGTCCTTCTCACAGGTGCAACCTTAGCACTTCAAGCAGGGAACACCTTAAAGGTTAAGTGTACTACTAACAGTGCCTTTAGACTAGATGCTACCTGTACTGTAACGGAAACTTTTATTCCGATTGGATAAGAACATGGCTAGAGAGCTTACAGATAACCAACAGAGATTCCTTTCTGTCCTCTTTGAAGAGGCACGGGGTGATTTTGTACAGGCTAAGAAGCTGGCTGGCTACAGTGATAACTATTCCACTAAGGACATTGTGACTAGCCTTGAGGATGAGATCGCTGAGCTTACTAAGAAGTTCATTGCCCATATTGGGGTTAAGGCTGCATTCACTATGTTTGAAGTTATGAATGATCCCACTGCTCTTGGCAACAAGGAGAAGATGATTGCGGCTAAGGATATCCTAGACCGTGGTGGCTTTAAGGCTAAGGATGAGCTTAAGGTTGAGACTGACACCCCACTGTTTATCCTTCCTGCTAAAAGCAGTGATTGACAAGTATAGCAAAATCTAGTATAAGTCATACATGGCAAAAATTAAAAAAGAATGGAAGCTACCTAAACCTACAGATCATGGTGACCACTTCGAGTGGAAGCCAGTTGTTCGTATAGGTAGACAAGTACCCTTTGGGTATACAGAAGACACAGAAGATAAAGATATTCTGGTTCCTGTTGTTAAGGAATTGGAACTTCTAGAACAAGCAAAGAAACACCTTAAGCGTTACTCATATCGTGCAGTAGCAGCTTGGCTTAGTGAGCAGAGTGGAAGAGTAATCTCTCACGTAGGTCTGTATAAGAGGATTAAACTTGAGTACAAGCGTAAGACAGAAGCTGCAACACACAGATACTTTGCCGAAAGGTACAAAGAAGCCATCTCGAAAGCCGAAAAGCTTGAAGCCAGAGTCGGTGGAGCAGCAACCAGAGGTGAAGCTGACAGTACCAGCCCAGCCGAAGCCAGCACAGATTGACACAAAGAAAGCCAGAGAGGTTATCTTTAAGCCTAATGATGGCCCACAGACAGCCTTCCTTTCTGCTAATGAGCAAGAAGTTCTTTATGGTGGTGCGGCAGGTGGTGGTAAGTCATACGCTATGTTGGCAGACCCAGTACGCTTTCTGAACAACGAACACGCTAAGATGCTCTTGGTGCGTAAGTCTACAGAAGAACTACGTGAACTTGTATCAGTTTCTAAGGTGTTATATCCTAAGGCTATCCCCGGTATTAAGTTTCTTGAGAGAGATAAGACTTGGGTAGCCCCATCAGGTGCAACACTCTGGATGAGTTATCTTGATGCTGATGATGACGTTACTCGCTATCAGGGTCAAGCCTATAACTGGATTGGTTTCGACGAACTTACTCAGTGGGCTAGTCCCTTTGCTTGGAACTATATGCGTTCTCGTCTACGTACTACCAAAGCTAGTGGCTTGAAGCTATACCAAAGAGCTACAACTAACCCCGGTGGTGCTGGACATGGTTGGGTAAAGAAAGCTTTCATTGATCCTGCAAAACCGGGTAAAGCTTTTTGGGCCATTGATCCAGAAACAGGTGAGATACTTAAGTGGCCAGACAACCATGTTCGTGCTGGTGAGCCATTGTTTCAACGCAGGTTTATTCCTGCTACTCTTTATGATAACCCATACCTTGCCGAAGATGGGATGTACGAAGCTAACCTGATGTCTCTACCTGAGCATCAACGTAAGCAACTCCTTGAAGGCAACTGGGATGTAGCAGAGGGTGCAGCGTTCTCAGAGTTTAACCGTAAGATACACACGATTGAACCTTTTGATATCCCAAGTAATTGGCCAAGATTCCGTGCAGCAGACTACGGGTATAGTTCTTATAGTGGTATTGTCTGGTTTGCTATTGCTCCTAGTGGTCAGTTGGTTGTGTACAGGGAATTATATGTATCTAAAGTGTTGGCAGAGGATTTGGCTGACCAAGTACTAGAGGCAGAGTATGGTGAGAAGATTCGGTATGGTGTACTTGACTCTTCCCTCTGGCACAAGCGTGGTGATACTGGCCCAAGTATTGCAGAGCGTATGATCCTCAAGGGTTGCCGCTGGCGTCCAGCAGACAGAAGCCGTGGGTCACGTATTGCAGGCAAGAACGAGATACACAGAAGACTACAAGTGGATGAGTACACGGGTGAACCCCGCATGGTTATCTTCCATACGTGCCGAAACCTGATCTCTCAGCTACCCTCTATACCTCTCAGCAAGACAAACCCTGAGGACGTTGATACACACTCTGAAGACCACCTCTATGACGCTCTACGGTACGGTGTGATGACTCGCCCAAGCACTGGGATGTTCGATACGGGTACAGACTACAGCAACTACGATGCACAGATTGCTGACTCAAAATTTGGTTACTAACCTAGACGGGAAATGAAGATGGAAGAAGACAACCTCTCGACTGATAGCGTTAAGATGCTAGCTGTGAAAGACACCTCTGGAGAAACCCCTCTAGATAAACCTGCTGGTGGTATCGTAGCCTACGTTGAAGAGCGTTTCAGTAAGGCAGAAACTTCCCGTAAGACGGAAGAGAATCGTTGGCTTACTGCTTACAAAAATTACCGTGGTATCTATGGTGAAGATGTAAAGTTTACCAACGCTGAAAAGTCTCGTGTGTTCGTTAAGGTGACTAAGACTAAGGTGCTTGCTGCCTATGGTCAAATGTCTGAGGTTCTCTTTGGTAATGGTCGATTCCCCATTGTTATTGACCCTACGACATTGCCTGAGGGTGTGGTAGAGTCTTTCCATATCGAAACCAATGACGAGGTTAAGAAGGCTGAGAAGGCTGCTGGCATTGAGCCACTACTTCCCGGAGAAACCATGCAGACCTACATGGAACGTCTTGGTTCTATGAAGAATGAACTTGGCCCTGTTCAGGATGTTCGTCATGGCCCCGGTATGACCCCCACACAGATCACCTTTGAGCCTGCTATGATCGCAGCCAAGAAGATGGAAAAGAAAATCCATGACCAGTTGGAAGAGTCCTCAGCTAATAAGCATCTCCGTGCTACTGCCCTAGAGTGCGCACTGTTTGGCACTGGCATTATGAAGGGGCCATTCGCTGTAGACAAAGAATACCCCAAGTGGGATGAAGAGGGTAACTATACACCCACAATTAAGACTGTACCAATGGTGTCTAACGTATCCGTATGGAACTTCTATCCAGACCCAGATGCACACAACATGGAAGAAGTCGAGTACGCTATTGAACGGCACAAGATGTCTCATAGTGAATTGCGTAAGCTTGGCAAGCGTCCTTACTTCCGTAAGAATGAGATTGAGACTGCACTAAAGTTTGGCCCTAGCTATACTAAAGAGTGGTGGGAGCAGGCAATGGAAGACGATACGCAGCAAGTTGCGGTCAATCGTTTTGAAGTCCTAGAGTTCTGGGGTAATGTTGAGAGATCGGTACTTGAGGATCACAAAGTTGATATCCCTAAGGAACTAAGAGACAAAGATAACATTGCTGTGAACATCTGGCTATGCAATGGCCGTGTCCTGCGCCTAGTCCTTAACCCCTTTACTCCTAGCATCATCCCATTTTATGTTGTTCCCTATGAAGTAAACCCATACTCCATGTGGGGCGTAGGTGTTGCTGAGAACATGGATGATACTCAGACCTTGATGAACGGCTTCATGCGTATGGCTGTGGATAACGCTGCACTAAGCGGTAACCTATTGATCGAAGTGGATGAAACCAACCTAGTTCCCGGACAAGACCTATCAGTGTATCCCGGAAAGGTGTTCCGTAGACAGGGTGGCGCTCCCGGACAGGCTATCTTTGGTACGAAGTTCCCTAACGTGTCCAACGAGAATATGCAGATGTTTGACAAGGCTCGTGTCTTGGCGGATGAGTCTACTGGTTTCCCATCATTTGCTCATGGTCAGACAGGTATCTCTGGTGTGGGTCGTACTGCATCTGGTATCTCTATGCTTATGTCAGCAGCCAATGGTTCTATCCGTACTGTTGTAAAGAACATTGATGACTACCTGCTGGCCCCACTGGGTAAGGCACTGTTCAGCTTCAATATGCAGTTTGACTTTGACCCAGAGATTAAGGGTGACCTAGAAGTTAAGGCTGCTGGTACAGAATCACTGATGGCTAATGAAGTACGTTCGCAGCGTCTGATGCAGTTCCTTGGTGTGGTACAGAACCCAATCCTAGCACCCTTTGCTCGACTGGACTACATTGTTCGTGAGATTGCTAAGTCGATGGAGCTTGACCCAGACAAGGTTGCCAACTCTATGCAACGTGCAGCCATTCAGGCTGAAATCCTCAAGACATTCCAAGCTTCACAGCCACAACAGCCTCAGGCTCCTCAAGGGCAACAGGCTCCCGCAGGAGTGCAGGCTCAGGATACTACTGGCTCTGGTGGTGGTAACATGGGTACTGGCTCTGTGCCTGTTCCCGGAGAGCAGGGCTTTAGTGCCAACACTGGTGGAGCTATGCAATGAGTCTAAAGCTTCTTGTGAATGACCCTAAGCTGTGGCCAGAGTTCCTCAAAGAACTTGACACTATGATCCAACTGTGTTATAAAACTCTGGAACAGGTGAAAGACCCTATTGAGGTATATCGCGCTCAGGGAGAACTACTTGCCCTACGCAAACTACAAAAACTTCGTGACAAGGTGAATGTAGATGGATCAAAATGAGCAAACACAGAGTGCCTTCTCTCCGTCAAATCGTAGGGACGCGTACCTAAAGGCTAGGGCAGAGACACCAGAACAAAAAGGTTTGTCTTACTCAGACCTTTTCTTTGATAACATCTACGGTCTTGATAACGAGTATGAGTCCACTGGTGAAACTCTAAAGAAAGCCCTTAGAGAAGACACCTATGGCACACTAGGGAATATGGCTACTGGTCTTGCACAGGGCATTGTAGATTTTGTTAGAAATCCTTATGAAGGTGTCAAGGGAATCGTTGAAGACACTGCTGGCAGTATCAAAAGAGTTGCTACAGAAGACCTAGATGAAAAACTAAACCGTATGTACGGAGTAAGCTATGAAGAGGCTACTCCTGATCAGGTGACTAAAGCAAGGGAAGTTGTTGCTAGTGATGTGATGACCGTAGCGGGAGTTATCCCTGTTGCTAAAGTCGTTGGTACAGCAGCCAAGGGTGCTGCTGCATTAGGTAAGGGTGCTGTTGACGCTTTGCCAGAAGCAGCCCAAGCTGCAAGAAAGTCCATAGCAGATGAGTTTGGTAGCCTACCGCTAGGTGAACCTGTGCAACTTAAAAACCAGTCAACAGTAAGTGAGTTATCTAGTAACGCAAAACCTAAATTAACTAAACCAAGAATGTTTGCTACAACAGAAGATGGTAAGCTTAAATTAAACCCTGAAGCTCTTATGGAATTTTACAGCCCAACTGTTGAGGCAATTAAGTCTATGGAGTTTCCTTCAAAGGGGTATAAAGGTAGCGAACTTGTAAAATTCTTGCAGACAAAAGCTCCCGGTGTACGTAGGGCAGAACTTGATGCTATGGACATTGGCATTGATCCAATGAAACGCTACACTAGAGAAGAAGCTGTAGCTCTTGCAGAAAACAAAGCTTACAAGGTTACTGCAAAAGAGTATGATGACCCAGCTAATACTAGTGTGCAACGTCAACAAGTTAAAGATAGAGAAGTCTCTTCAACTACACTTGTAGTGGATGCTATTCCAAACTCTCCAGACTCCCCAGCATTTTACCCTAATCTAGATAGAACACACTACAACGACTCTACTATTGTACACTCTCGTGTTTCTATCAGGGAAAATAACAACGGCGAAAAATATCTTCTGGTTGAAGAGATACAGTCAGACCTTGTTCAAAAAGGTGCAGCAAAATCTCGCGGGCCAGTGTCAAGAGATGTAGCATACAGTGAACTCCTTGAAAATATGCCTATGGGTAAAGATGACAAAGCATTCTTTAAGAAAAATAAAGAAGCTCTTACAGAGTACTTTAAAATTGGTTCAGAGGATACTCGTCTCTCCAAAGCAAAAAAAGATGGCTTACCTGTTTCAGTAGAAGAAGAAGCTAAACTTGAAGCAAGGTCAGCCAAGCTACGTGAAACTTTTGACATAGAGGAAATGGGCCGTGCCTTTGGTAATAAAGATTACGATGCAAAAGCTTTTCTAAATCAGATCACTAACTACTCTTATGAGTCCCCACCTATTGCAGAAAAAAGAATGAGGGCTATAGGTAATTCACCCCTTACAGAAGACTCAGATGCTGTGCGTTTAGCATTACAAGTTGCTATGTCAAAGGCGAGTCAAGAAAGTGTTTCTTCTATTGTTATACCAAACTTACAGCGTATTGTTACTTCTGGTAGAGCGCGACTTGGTTCTAAAGAGTATGATAGTTATATGGGTAAATCAAGTGGCTTTACTAAGACTTACAAAGATGGGGTGCAAAATTTTATCTCCCAACTTAAAGAACAGTTTGGGGATGGAATCCAGATAAAAACCATTGAACTACCATACTTTAGTGACAAGGGATATGCTAATGGGGTAGAGCAAACATTAGATAACACAGCAATCCAAATTGACTTTAGTGGACTTAAGGATGTAGATTTCAATATTGGATCATTTGCCGAAGGTGGCATGGTAGAGGAAGAACAGATGAATAGACTAATGCAAGAGGGCGGCATGGCCGATGATGGTATGTCAAGAGAACCTGTAACTGGTAATGATATTCCTCCCGGTGCTTTGGCATCTGAGGTTCGTGATAATGTAGATGCAAAGCTGTCTGGCGGTGAATATGTTGTGCCTGCAGATGTGTTGCGTTATTATGGTGTAAGGTTCTTTGAAGACCTACGCGCTCAGGCTAAGCAAGGCATGATGGAGATGGAGTCTGAGGGACGTATTGGTGGTGTTCCGGTAGATGGTAGCGGTGTACCTGTGGAAGGGCAAGACGAGGAGCTTACCCCTGAAGAAGAACAGATGCTGGCACAAGCTATGTCTCTACCATCTGGTATGGCTGAGGGCGGTGTTGCGTTTGACCGCACAGAATTTACAATGCCTAGCTATGGCACTACTGGTGTAGGTAGCCCTGTTGAAGAGCGTCTTTACTTTAACCCCACTACGGGGAAAAAAATGAATATTAGCTTCATGTCTGGTACAGCTATGGGGAGTATCCCTCCGGGTTTTGTTCCTTGGACACAACTCCTACAAGATACGTATGATGCTAATAAGAGTGAGGAAAAACCAAAGTCCTCAAGAAAATCGAGAGATGACAATAGAGGAGATACAACCCCTTCTACTGCATACTCTTCTTGGGCAGACCAAAACTATGAAGCTATTACCAGCAACCCTTTTGAGTTTGGGATGAATGCCCTTCAGCCTCAAGAAGAAGCTGATTCAAAAGGTTTGGCTGGTGGACTTATCGGCATCCTTACAGGAAAAGATAAAGACATTCAAAACATTGCAAATGCAAATGCTGCTTTGAAAATTATGGAATCTAAAGGTCTTACTGGTAGTGAAAACTATAAGATACTGACTGAAAAGGTTAAAGCTTACATTGCACAAATCTCTCCACTAGAGCAAGGCTTAGTGCTTTCTAAAGTTGCTGGTACTGGTAATGCCTATATGAGGGCTATTGAAGAGAAAGCAAAACAAACCCCCGCTGCTACACCTCCTGCTACACCTCCTGCTACACCCCCTGCTGCTGCGCCTCCTGCAAAGAGTTCTGGTGGGCAATCTGCAGATGCACGTAGAGAAGGCACAGGCACCAGTGGAGGTAGTGGAGTTTCTTCTGTTGGAAGAAGTTCAGGCAAAGATAGAATAGTTAGTAAGCCTGTAACAACTTCCTCTCAAGGTGGGGGCAACTACAGTTCCTCTACCTATGGTTCAGGTAGTGCAGGGTACACCCCAGTTAAACCTAAAACAACCTCCACTGGCCCAGCAGGTGGCCCTATTCCTACCCCTAAGCCTACCCCTACAGTTCCTCAAGGCGGACGAGCAGGTTTTGAAGAAGGTGGACTTGTAACTAAACCAAAGAAGACCCGTGCTAAGACAAAAGGTCTGGCAGGAAAACAATAAGGCAACTCAGCCTCGGCTGACCCCACTATAAGGATAACACATGGCTATCACTAAAGTACTCGTAGACCACAATGCTTCTGGGCGTAAGAATCGTCAACGGATTGCTGACGCAGAACAGGAACTCAATGACCTTATGCAGGGTAAGGAACCTGCAGAGGAAAAACCTGCAGAAGTTGAACCTACAGAAGTAGAACCTGCAGACCCAGAAGAACGTTCGTTTAAAAAGCGTTATGGTGATCTTCGTCGGCATATGTCTGAAAAAGAAAAAGAGTGGGAGAAGAAGTTTGAGTCACTGAAAGCTCAACCAACTAATAACCCAATCCTTCCACCTAAGTCGGATGAAGACATTGCAGCATGGGCGCGTAAGTATCCTGATGTGGCATCCATTGTGGAGACTATTGCTGACAAGAAGGCTGCTGAGAAACTCTCGAAGTATGAACGTCAGTTTACTGAGTATGAACAAATGAGTGCTGAGACTATCCGCAACAAAGCCCTTAATGCTATTCGTGAGAGTCACCCTGATTTTGATGATCTTCGTAAGTCAGATACTTTCCATGACTGGGCAGATGAACAACCAAAGTGGGTACAGGACGTTCTTTATGAGAATGAAGAAGATGCTCGTGCTGTAATTCGTGTCATTGACCTGTATAAAGTTGATAAGGGTCTTAACCCTGCTGCCAAGAAAGCCAGTGCTAAGGAAGCTGCATCTTCTGTAGTTACAAAGAGCAAGGCTAGTGTTGATCTTGATGGTGGTAGTGAGACTATTCGTGAGTCTGATGTTGCTAAGATGAACATGGATACTTTTGCTAAAATGGAAAAGCGTATTCAAGCTGCAATGCAAAATGGTACTTTTGTTTATGATATGAGTGGTGGTGCAAGATAGTGCTTGACATCTAAGGTAAACTTAGTATAACTAGGGCAAGTAGCGTAGGACTCTGATTAAGACTACCCAATGCTACTTGCCTATCTAAAGTCTAAACTAAATAAGACTCACCTGACAAGTACAGGCCCGTCTCTCGAAGGTCGATCAACCTAAAGAGAAGATGCACCCTAGGAAAGACTCAGCCTCTTATCGCTCTGTTTAGCTTCTTATCAAAGCCAAATATCATAGGAGTATTTCTCATGGCTTTCCAAGCATCTGCTGGTTATGGCAATTTGCCAAACGGTAACTTCTCTTCGGTTATCTATTCCAAAAAAGTCCAACTTGCTTTCCGTAAAGCAACCATCGTTGGCGACATTACCAATTCGGACTACTTCGGTGAAATCTCTTCGCAGGGTGACACTGTTCGTATTATCAAAGAACCAGAAATCTCGGTGTCTTCGTATGCTCGTGGTACTCAGGTACAAGCACAAGACCTGCAGGACGCTGACTTCTCGTTGGTGATCGACAAAGCTAACTACTTTGCATTCAAGATCGACGACATTGAAGAAGCTCACTCGCACGTTAACTTCATGGACTTGGCTACCAACCGTGCGGCTTACCGTTTGGCTGACCAGCATGACCAAGAAGTTCTGGGCTACCTGTCGGGCTACAAGCAGTCGGCTTTGCATGACAATGCTGATACTGTGAATGACGTTGTGAACGGCACGAAGGCTATCACGACTGCTGGTTCTGACGAACTGCTGACTTCGATGAAGTTGAAAAAGGGTAGCTTCGGCAACATCACGACCGCTTCGGCTGGTGAACACTCGATCCCCGTAGCTGCTCGTCTGCCCGGTGCTACTGCTCTGCCTACTGAGTACGTATCGCCTGTCATGCTGATCAACCGTATGGGCCGTCTGTTGGATCAACAGAATGTCGATAAGGCTGGCCGTTGGGTTGTGATTGACCCCGTGCTGATGGAAGTACTGATGGACGAAGACTCGCGCTTCCTGAATGCTGACTTCGGTGATTCGGGCGCACTGCGTAATGGTCTGGTTCTGACGAACTGGAACGGCTTCCGTGTGTATGTCTCGAACAACCTGCCTTCGGTTGGTACTGGGCCTGCTACGACTGGTGTTGCTAACCAGAACGCAAACTACGGTGTGATCGTTGCTGGTCATGACTCGGCTATTGCTACGGCTGAGCAGATCAACAAGACCGAAACCTACCGTGACCCTGACTCGTTTGCAGACATCATCCGTGGTATGCACTTGTATGGCCGTAAGATTCTGCGTCCAGAAGCAATCACCACTGCAAAGTACAACCTAGCTTAACGCTAAGTTACTATGGGATACTCCTTCGGGGGTATCTCTTAACTCTGCCATAAACCTAGGAAAGGGAATTTAAATGGCTACTGTTACTACTCTTGCGGGCGGAACGGTTGATGGTTTCACCGCTGGGCGTATGCCCTACTTCAAAGAAGTTCTGATTGACTTTGCTGCTGCTGCAACTGCAAAAGGCTCGGCTCTGGCTGCTGCTGACGTTATTGAAGCAATCTCGGTACCTGCTGACACCATCATCCTGAACGCTGGTCTGGAAGTTATCACCGTTGCTGGTGGTGAGTCGAATGACACGACTGTTGACCTTGGTGTCACCACGACTGAGCCTGATATCTTCATTGACGGCTTTGACCTAGATGCTGCTGCTGCTGGTGCTTATGCTCAGAATGCTGCTGCTTTCCAACCTATCGTTATTGGTGGCACTGCTGATACGATTGACTTGCTGATTGCTACTGCTACGACTGCACCAACTTCGGGCGTGGTTCGTGTGTTTGCTATCCTTATGGATGTTGATGCGCGTCAAACTGCTGCAGAAGTTGATCGTGACGTTCTGGCTTAATTAGCCTAAGATAACAGAGAGTACCTCTTCACGGGGGTACTCTTTTAACTTTAAGGATAGACAACGTGTCAGCTTATAATTTTCTTGGCCTTGTTAATGATGTGAATCGTAGGCTCAATGAAGTTGAGTTGACATCTGCTAACTTTGCTACAGCCACAGGTTTCTATTCCTCGGCTAAAGACTCCATTAACTCTGCACTACAGTATCTTGGTCAGAACCAGTTTGAGTGGCCCTTTAACCACTTCACAAAAGACCAAACGCTGACTGCAGGTACAGTTCGTTACGCTTATCCTAGTGATGCAAAGACAATAGACTTTGACTCCTTTCGTATTAAGCGTAATAGTACTTTCAACAATACTACCCAGAAGCTCCAGATCATCGCTTATGAAGATTACCTAGAGAACTATCTGGACGATGAGTATAACACTACGAACACCTCAATCAGAAGTCTTCCCAAGAGAGTCTTCAGGACTCCTAACCAGCAGTATGGTGTACACCCTGTACCAAACTATGCATATGAGTTGGTGTATGAATACTACAAGAATACTGTTGAGCTAGATAATGCTACAGATGTTCCTGTGTATCCAGAGCAGTTCCGTCCTGTGATTGTGGATGGGGCCATGTACTACGCATACACTTTCCGTGGTAATACTCAAGACGCAACCCTGCACCTACAAAAATTCAATGATGGTATCAAAGATATGCGTAGCCTCTATATCAATCGTTATGATTATATCAGAGATACTCGTATCCTGAAGGGTACTACTGTAAATATGCGGGTGGGTTAATGCCAACAGCATGGGAAACGTTTCCTATTGAAGTTAAGGGTGGCCTAGTCACAAACATCTCCCCACTTCAACAGGGTATTACAGCACCGGGATCAGCCAGACGTTTGGTTAACTTTGAGCCTTCTATTGAGGGTGGCTATAAGCGTATCCTAGGCTACACAAAGTTTGATACCGCATTTGTCCCACCCTATGGTGAACCTCTTGTTCAGGGTAGTGGTCAGACAGGCTCAACCCTTATTATTGCAAACATATATGATACACCCCTTGTAGGGGACACGTTGACTGTTGCAGGGCTAACTGGAACCTACACAGTAACTGCTGTAACTTTTACCAGTGCTGCAAAGACTGCTACCCTGACACTTGGCACTTCGTTGGCCTCTTCTCCTGCAGATAAAGCAGCAGTGACCTTTGGGAATAACACAAGCCTAATCGAAGGTTTGGCGTACTTTGGCCAGAGAGCTATTGTTGCTCGTGGTAGTAACCTCTGGTCATCTGATGGAACAGGTTGGAACAAGATCAACAACCCATCTTATGGCACAGTGCTTGTCAATGGTGGAAGCCAGACTGGTTCAACTCTTGTAGTCGATGGAATTACTGGGACACCACAGCAGGGTGATACCTTTACTATTGCAGGTGTAGAAAAGGTTTATGCTATTACCAGTGGTGTTACTGTAACCTCTGGTGGTGCAACTTTTGCTATCTCTCCTGCACTAGCATCCTCTCCAGCAGACAATGCAGCTATTACCTTCCGTAGCTCTGGCCGTCCTGATAGTTCCAAGATGAGGTTTGAGCGTTACAACTTCTCAGGTACTCCTGCCATTGTTGGGGTAGATGGAGCTAATCGTCCGTTTAAGTATTCTGGTTCTACCTTCTCTGTAATTAGTACTGCACCCTCAGATATCATTGGTGCTAGTCATGTAACACAGTTTAAGAACCACCTGTTTTTTGCTAATGGAACAAACCTAACTTTTACTGCACCCTATTCAGACACAGACTTCTCTGCAGCTAATGGTGCTGGTTCAATCAACCTCGCTCATGTAGTTACAGGTATGATTGTTTTCCGTGAACAGCTAATCATCTTTAGTACAGATCAGATACACAGGATCGTTGGGAACACCATCTCAGACTTCCAGTTGCAGCCTATCTCTACTGACATTGGTTGTGTGAGAACGGATACGATCCAAGAAGTTGGTGGTGACATTGCTTTCCTTGGGCCAGACGGTGTTAGACTTCTCAGTGCAACCGATAAGATTGGTGACTTTGGTTTTGCAGTTGCATCCCGCCCAATCCAGTCTGAAGTAGATGATCTTGTAAACTCAAATACTAGCTTTACTTCTTGTGTAATTCGTGGTAAAAACCAGTATAGACTTTTTGGATACTCCTCAAGTAGAACTCCCTCAACTGCTGCAGGTGTTTTAGCTACACAGTTCGTAGACCAAACGGTACAGGGTATGGCTTGGGCAGAGGTAAATGGCATCCTTGCTTATGTAGCTGACAGTGTTTATTCTACTGTAGACTCTGCTGAGACACTACTCTTTGCTAATAAGGATGGGTATGTGTATCGCATGGAGTCTGGGAACAGTTTTGATAATACAGCTATCTCTTCTCAGTACTTTACACCACACATTCCAGTGTCTGATCCTAGGGTACGAAAAACCTTCTACAAACTAACCACTTACGTTAATCCAGAAGGCTCTATCTCTGGCACAGTTAACCCAGAATTAAACTTTAGCCAACTTGGCGTAATACAGCCACCAACAATTTCTCTGAGCAACACCGCTGACACCCCTTTCCTATACGGCTCTGCTGTTTATGGTACTGCAACATACGGGGGTAAGCTGACGTACACGTTCACTTCTCAGATGGTTGGTTCTGGTTTCACTATAAGTCTTCAGTATAACTTCTCTAGCATATCACCCCCCTTCTCTCTGGATGCTATCACCATAGAGTATCTTAATAACGACAGGCAGTAAAATGGCAACAGGTTATACTCGTAGAGACACTTCAAACAACATTAACAATGGCAACATTATCAATGCCGAAGACCTAGACCTAGAGTTTGATGGAATCCAATCTGCTATGGATGCTACTACGGGCCATATTCATGATGGTACTGTAGGTGGTGGTGCGCCTATTGTTTCTGTTGGCCCAGTGCAGGACGTTGTTATTACTACTGGTACACTGCGCCCTAAGACTGATAACACCATTGATCTCGGTACAAGCACTCTTGAGTTCAAGGACTTGTATATTGATGGTATTGCTTATGTAGATACCCTCCAAGTTGATGAGTCAGCCACTATTGCTGCTAACCTTACTGTCACAGGTAATGCTACTATCAGCACCAACCTAACAGTTAATGGTAACACTACTATCGGTAATGCTGCAACTGACACTATCACTGTGACTGCTGATGTAGCCTCTAACCTGACCCCCTCTGTAGACAACACCTATGACCTTGGTGCTTCGACTGATGAATGGCGTGATATCTGGATTGATGGTACTGCTACTATTGATACTCTTCAAGTAGATGAGTCAGCTACCATTACGGCTAATCTTACTGTAAACGGTAATACTACCCTAGGCAATGCAGCCACGGATATAGTCACTATCACTGCAGATGTTGCCTCTAATCTAATCCCTTCTGTAGATGACACACACGATCTTGGGTCTGCTACAGATGAGTGGCGCAATATCTATATCGACGGTACTGCTCAGGTAGACACCCTGCAGGTAGACGAGTCAGCTACCATTACGGCTAACCTTACTGTAAACGGTAATACCACTCTGGGTAATGCTGATACAGATACGGTGACTGTCACTGCTGATGTTGCCTCTAACCTGATCCCTTCGGCAGACAATACCTATGACCTAGGTGCAACTGGGAGTGAGTGGAAAGACCTGTACATTACTGGTACGGCAAACATTGACTCTCTGGTTGCGGATACGGCTGCTATCAGTGCGGGTACTGCTACCCTGAGTGCTGCTACAGTTATCACTTCGACTGGTGGTGCTGTCACCCTACAAAGAAATGACAGTGCAATCATCACAGGTGAGACTCTTGGTGCAGTAGACTTCCAAGCACCTAACGTATCTGGTGGCGGTAATGCTACTCTGGTTACGGCCAGTATTAAAGCTGTGTCGGATGCTACCTTTGATGCTACAGTAAACAAAACCTCTATGTTGCTACAGACTGCTTCTGCTGGTGCTGTTGCTACTCGTGTAGAAGTTACTGGTGATGGTCATGTTCTCCCCGGTGCAGATGATGCTTATGATCTTGGCTCTACTACCAGAGAGTGGCGTAACCTATGGGTTGATGGTACGGCTAACATTGACTCTCTAGTTGCAGACACGGCTGATATTAACGGTGGTACTATTGATGGTGCTACTATCGGTGCTACCACTGCTGCTGCTGGTACATTCACTTCTGTCACTGCACCAAGTGTAACTATTACTGGTGGGTCTATCACGGGGATCACTGACCTAGCTGTAGCTGATGGTGGTACTGGTGTATCGACCCTTACTGGTTATGTTAAGGGTAATGGTACTTCAGCATTTACAGCATCTGCAACTATCCCAAGTACTGATATCTCTGGCCTCGGTACAGCAGCTACTACAAACAGTACAGCTTACGTAGCTAAGACAGCAGCAACTGGTTCTGCAGTAGTCCCCGCTGGTACAACAGGCGAGCGTGATGGTACTCCTACTGCAGGGTACTTTAGGTTTAACTCAACCACCACTAGGTTCGAGGGTTACAATGGTACTGCTTGGGGTGCTGTAGGTGGCGGTGGTGCAACTGGTGGTGGCTCGGATGATATCTTCATTCAGAATGGTCAAGTAGTTACAACGAGCTATACAATTCCAGCGGACAAGAACGCTATGTCAACTGGCCCAATTACAATTAACTCTGGTGTAACCATAACGGTAAGCACTGGCGCAAGATATGTGGTAATCTAATATGGCAATTACTCTAGACGGAACAACAGGTATTACAACGACCAATGGTGACGTTTATGCTGAGGGAAATATCCTTGGTACAGTTAGTCAGACCTCTGGTGTACCTACTGGGTCTATTCTTGAAAAAGGCAGTAATGCCAATGGTGAGTATGTAAGATATGCTGACGGTACACAAATCTGTTGGAATTACAACGCAGGTAGCTTAGCTTCTACTGCAGCTACAGGCAGTTTGTTTAGAACTGCTACGGAAGCTACATGGACTTTTCCAAAGGTTTTTATTGTAGCTCCTGTAGTTATAGCTGCGCCTAACATAGCTTCTAGGTTTGGGGCTGTGGGTGCAGTAACAACTACGACTGCTGATTTTAGGCACTTTTCGGCTGTCACAGCGTCTGGGACTGTCGATACAATGGTTATGGCAACTGGGCGTTGGTTCTAAAGGAAAACAAAATGAGCAACATCGCACTTACGCCGAATGCAAGTGGCACGGGGACTTTCACTATCGCAGCGCCTAACAGCAACACTAACCGCACCCTGACGCTACCTGATACTTCTGGTATCATGTTTAACCAAGGTAATATTGTTGGAACAGTCAGTGAGTCTGCTGGTGTCCCTACTGGCGGCATCATTGAGCGTGGATCAAACGCAAATGGTGAGTTTACCAAATTCGCAGACGGGACAATGATCTGTACGTTTACTGTCACTACAAGCACTAGTGGTGGTACTACAAAGACACTGCCCGCCACCTTTATTAATGATACCTACATCGTTGTGGGCGGGACTAACACCAACGTCTCGGCATCGGACTTTACAGCCAAGTTCACATCGCGGTCTACCACAACTGTCAGCGCAGTTATGACGAGCAACGGGTCGCTTGTTACGAGTACTCTGCAGGCCATAGCTATTGGACAATGGTTCTAAAGGAAACAAAATGAAAATTACCCTATCTCCACAGCGCCGTGATGATACTCTGGAAGTAATCAAAGCTGGTGACACACTAACCATCAACGGCGTGGATTATGATTTCTCTGTAGTCCCTGAGGGTGCTAACTTGCCAAAGGATGCAGTTGACTGCACATGGCTTGCCTCAGACGTAGAACGTGTTGATGGTGTTCTGCACTTGACGCTGATCCTCCCACATGGTGCAAAGGCATCCTATGCTGCTCGTTTCCCAACACCCCTGCTTGACCCTACAGATGGACTTCTGGAGTTGCCTCAATGATTGATCTGTCCAAACTAAAGACTGCTGAGCAGAAAGCTGCTGAGACTGCACAAGCCGCTAAGGATGCACGTATCGCGGAGCTAAAGCAGCTCCTGCGGGACACTGATTATGTTGCTCTTGCAGACTACGACAAGAATAAGCCAGATGTTTTGGCGCAGCGTAAGGCATGGCGTGACGAAATTCGGGAGCTAGAAGCATGAGCCAGATCAAAGTAGACACGATCACTGATGGCGCAGGTACAGGCGCACCGAGCTTTCCAAACGGGCTAGGTGTAGTCGGTCAAACAGCCTTTGATGATGGGACAGCCGCAGCGCCCTCTATTACCAACACTGGCGACCTGAACACAGGTATTCTGTTTCCTGCTGCTGACACTGTGGCTGTGACTACAGGTGGCTCTGAGCGTATGCGCGTCGATAGCGCAGGTACAGTTTTCTTTTGCGGATCAACCACCTCTGGCGTGTTTGATGGCGATGGCGTTAACGTAGCTTCTAGTGGAGAAACCACTATAAACGTCACCACTGGCTCCCCCCTAGACATTAACCAAAGCACCAATGATAACATTGCGCGGTCTATGATTAGATTCTTTAGACGCGAAATCCTGAACGGGTCTATCACGACTAGCTCTACGGCCACTGCATACGTCACGTCATCCGACTACCGCCTCAAGGAGAACATCCAGCCAATGACGGGCGCGCTTGGCGTGGTTGCTCAACTAAAACCTGTCACATACACATGGAAAACGGATGGCAGTGATGGTCAGGGCTTTATCGCGCACGAACTGCAAGAGATCGTACCAGATTGCGTCATCGGGGAAAAAGATGGATTAGATGCAGATGGTAAGCCAGAGTATCAGGGGGTTGATACCTCGTTCTTGGTTGCCACTCTAACCGCTGCCATTCAGGAACAGCAGGCCCAGATTGAATACCTGAAAGCCGAAGTTGCTACACTAAAAGGAGCCTCAGCATGAGCCAGATCAAAGTAGACACGATCACTGATGGCGCACTAGCATATATAATTGCGGGGTCAAAGGCGCTTTCTGCTACCCTAACACAACTACATACCACGATAGGGGCCAACACGTTTGACTCAGGTACTGCGTCTGTTTCTTGGGAATAACCTCTAATAAACTCTTGCAACCAAACCCTTTTTAGTGTAAGATACAACAAACGTCTGGAGACATAGAGTGGACTTTAATCCCCAACAGCAGCATAACTTGCTCACACAGATGGGCTACAATGGGCCAACAGACCCTAAGATGATGGAAGCTTTCCTGTCGTCTAATCCCGGTGCAGCAGCACGTATGGGTAAGTTCACTCGTGTCTTACAGAAGCGTACAGGTATGGCCGCTGGTGGTACTGTACCCAAGACATTATCTACAAGTGATACGCTGACCCAAGCAGTTATCCGTGATCCGGGAAGTCTTACTGAACAAGCTGCTGTAGCTAATATTGCAGTTACCCCAGAGACTCTTATTGGTTCTAATGTTGGGCAGGTTGAAACTGCACCAGTAGTAACCCCAACCACCATCGCAGATGTTACTACAGCAGCAACCCCTACTCCCACTCCTACTAGCTTGATACAGGCTACTACTGCTGCCCCTGAAGTTAAGAAAGAGACAGAGGCACTACAGCCTGTTACTGGAACTGTATCAGAGGATGCTACAGTTAAAGCTGCACAGCAAACTGAGAGTTCTCTAGAGGGCCTTAAGGCTGCTCAAGGTACAGGCATCCTTATGGAAAATCCTGTGCAGCGTAAGGTGGAAGAGGGGGAGATTATCTCTGGCTCTGCTGTTGATGCAGCCAAAGTTAACAAACTGGCTGAGAGTATCCAAGCAGCCGAAGCTACTCCTTCTAAGCAAGCTACTGTACAAGGTCAGCTTGAAGGGTTGATGAAACAGTTCGAAGGTGGTGAGACACCAGCATGGGCAGCAGGGGCTATGCGGGCTGCTAACGCTGCTCTGGTTGCTCGTGGGCTTGGTGCTTCATCTCTGGCTGGACAGGCTGTCATTCAGGCTGCTATGGAGTCTGCGCTACCTATTGCTCAAGTTGATGCCAGTACCTTCGCACAGTTCGAGGGACAGAACCTTTCCAATAGACAGCAGACTGCGCTCTTTTCTGCTCAGCAACGTGCTACCTTCCTTGGCCAAGAGTTTGACCAGAACTTCCAGACTCGTGTTATGAATGCCGCTAAGGTTTCAGACATCGCTAATATGAACTTCACCGCAGAACAAAACATTGCGATGGAGAACAGCCGCATTGTCAACACGGTAAACTTGGAGAACCTGAATAATCGTCAAGCTATGGTGATGGCTCAGGCTGCTGCCCTTGCTAACCTCGACGTAGCTAACCTAAGCAATCGTCAACAAGCTGCTGTTCAGAACGCTCAGTCCTTCCTACAGATGGACTTGACTAATATGAGCAATGAACAGCAAACTGCTATGTTCCGAGCGCAGTCTAACATCCAGGCATTGTTTACGGATCAAGCAGCAAAGAACGCTGCAGCACAGTTCAATGCTTCGAGTGAGAATCAGACTAACCAATTCTTTGCAGACCTAACTAGCCGTGTAAGCCTCTTCAATGCAGAGCAAAGCAATGCCATAAAGCAATTCAATGCTGGTGAGACTAATGCTACCAAGAAGTTTAATGCTCAGCTAGAGACACAGCGTGACCAGTTTAATGCTACTAACTCTTTGGTGATTGCACAGGCT